TAATCTTAACTAATAATGCGGCCGCAATTAATTACAGTGTAACCGGTTCTATTAGCGCGCCAATTCCCAATTTTTTTACAACGAGTAATAGCGGAACGGCTATTCTTACTTTTCCGGCTTTTACAAATAACGCGCGCTTTGGTCAATTAATCATTGTGCAAAATAATGGCGCAGGCACTACTGTACTGCATAATGCCGCTGGTGTTCAAGTTGGGCAAAGTATCTCGGCTGGCACAACTTATATTTTTGTGGTTACAGGTATTGCGGCGGACGTGCTAACCCCTGTATTTAATATTAATACCATAGCAGCGCAAGCTGCTAATAATATTAATATCACTGGCGGTTCAATAGATAATGTTGTCATTAGTGGTACGTCAAGTTGGCTCGCAGATATTATCGATAGCTCGTACGGTGGCACAGGTGTTAATAACGCAGGTAGAACTATAACAATCGCAGGTAATGTAACTACTGTCGGCGCAAATCCGTTAACTTTAACAACCACAGGCACTACAAGTATAACGCTGCCAACAAGCGGAACATTATGCACTGACGTGGGCAGCTCAAACATTGCAACCGTTGGTACAATTACTAGCGGTACATGGCATGGTGGCGTGATTACTGGCACTTATGGCGGCACTGGCGTTAACAACGGCTCATTTACTATTAGCGTCGCTGGTAATTTAGTAACATCTGGCGCATTTAATACAACGCTTACCGCAACAGCAACAACGAATGCAACATTACCCGCCGGAACAACTACGTTAGTTCCGACTACTGGAACGGGCGCTAGCGGCACATGGGGTATCAGTGTGAGCGGAAATTCGGCTACTACGTCGCAGATTAGCAATTCCTCAACATCTCTTAATTTTAGTGGTTCTTTTACGTTAAATAGCGTAACAGTCAGTTATGCAGTAGCGGGTAAAATGGTTACATTATCATTCCCGGATATTTTAGCTACAGCAACTAGCGGCGGAACATTTTTATCATCTACTGCTTTACCTGCGGCTCTCTGGCCGCTGCAAAAAGCTGATCAGCCGGTGCGCATTACTGATAATGCTGCACAGCCAACGGCTGCTGGTTTAATTAGGGTTCGTACTAACGGCGTGCTTGAAATCTACAAAGATTTAAACGGTGGTGTGTTTACAAATAGCGCGCAGTGCGGATTGCAAAGCGGTTGCATCACTTACGAATCAGTTTAACTGTTCCTATTTAGGCGCATCTCCCGCTGGCGTTTATTCTCGCAGTCTTTGCAAATAGGACTGCCATTTCGATGGCGCGTTGTTCGATAGTCTTTTAAGCATACAGAGCGCCTACAAGACGCGCAAAGCTTTCTTATGGTGTGTGTGCAGGGTACGCAGCGTTTCAGCGCTCTACCGAACGATTTAGGGGTGTTTTGATAGTGCTCTGCTTGGGATGTTGTTAATTTTGTCATAATTAAGATTATTTTTTTAAATCTTTTTCGGGTAGAACCCACGAACCGCAACACTCTGTTTTGTACGCATGAGGGTATTTACGCAGCTTTTTAGCGACCTTGGAGTCTCTATCAAGCCGCTTGCGTAGCGCGTGATAGCCGATACCTTGCAGTTCAGCTGCTTGCACCGCGGTATAAGTTTTCATATCAAAGCCTTTTAAAAGTTTAATGCGATTTTTGCATGGTGATTGTATGGTGCCAATGCGAAATATTATTACCGCAATGTTCGGTGGTGTTTTGTCTTTGCCAGCCTCTCACAGCCATTTTCTTGCAATATCTATCGATAACTTTAGTCATTGCTATTAATGTGTCATTGTGATTAGCGCGGATTCTGACTTTAAGTGTTTTTTGATAAACGGTCATTTTAAGCCCCTTGCATGTGTTTTGTTTTTTGATAAAGCGCTTCCCCTAGATCGATATTATTACTTTTTTCTGTATCAAAATAACCTGTTTGCTCTAACAATTTAGTGATTGTTTGTCTCAAATCGTTTATTTGTGTTGGCTTCAATCCAGCAAAAATAAAAGCATAGTGACCATTGAAAAATAACTTGGCGAATTGTTGAACGCCCACTTTTTGAAAAACACTGGCAGTGATATTAAGATTTACTGATAGATTGTTTTCTTGTATGTACTCCAATGCAGATTCTTTGCAGTAAAAAGCTTTTAGGTGATCCGGGTCAGATTCCCTGTTTAGACAATGCTCAAGATAGTAAATATCATCTATTAAATTTTTAAGAGTGAAAGTGTTCATTGTGTATACTCCTTGTTTTGTCAGTCCGCTGTATTGCTTAACTGACAAAACCATTGTCTCACTAATGAGACGGTATGTCAACACCCTCATGCAACTATTTTATATTATTTTGATTGGTTAAAGTTTGAACATGCTATGAGTCGATTTGTTAAAGATAAAACGGGTAAATCAGCTATTCAAAAATCTGAAATTGCTACTGCGAAATATACGATTAATAAAGGCGGAGATGTTAGTTTAATCTTTAAGCTGAAAGATGGCACGGAATTAAATTGGTTTGATTACTATGAGGCGGAAGCTAAGAAAATTATTGAGGCTCTATAAAATGAATAAAATTTCCCATGAGCAATTAGTAAATAAAGCATTAAACAAACCAAGTGTTAAAGTTGCCTATGATGCTTTAGAAGAAGAATTTGCTTTATTAGAAGAAACAATAAAAGTAAGATTTAAAGATGGAAAAACTCAAGAGAAAGCGGCAAAAATAACAAGCCCCTCTACTCCACCTCTTAACTATATCTAATACTACTATTACTACCCTTATTACTATAATTTGCGCGCAAAAAAATTTGCCGCGCTCTTAATTTTTGAGATTTTTTTATGCCAATAAAGAAAAAGCCACAGGTTAAAGATGAAAAAAAAGCGCCAGTTAAAACTGGTAGGCCGACGATTTATAATGAAGAAATCGCTGAAAAAATTTGTGATGTGATAGCTACAACTGACTGGGGACTGGAAACGGTTTGTAAGAGTTCTGATGATTTTCCTAGCTATCATGCAGCGGTTCAATGGTTGTTAAAAGCCGATCATCCGTTTACAGAGAAATACGCGCGCGCCAAAGAGCAACAAGCGGAAGTTTTAGGCGATCAAATTATACAAATATCCGATGACTGCAAACCAGACAGCAAGTTTGCAGTTGAGAAAGCTAAACTACAAGTTGACGCACGCAAATTTGTTGCTTCTAAGTTAAAGCCCAAAAAATGGGGCGACAAATTAATCAAAGAAGTGGTGGGTGCCGATGGTGGCCCTATTAAGATAGAAAGCCAAGACATTGATTTAAGTCCTTTAAATGATGAAGAATTAGTAATGTATAGGGCACTCAATGAAAAGCTAGCCAAAAAGAATAGTGGTCAAGATAAATAGTGTTATAATCAGAACCTTTGAGCCGCTTAAAAATGTATGAAAATTTATTAAAATTTGAAATAATCAAGATTGAAAGCGATCTAGTTTGGACAGTCTCATTAAACGATACGTTCTACACTATATCTTTTGATAGCAAAGACGATGAGATGGCTATGCTGACTAGCGTACATAGTTATTTGCATGGATTGGTTGGATACAAAGATACTTCTAAATAAGTTATAATTGTTTTGGTTTGCAATCTTCGTCTAATGGTAAGATAAGAGCTATGCATGGCACTTGATGCGGGTTCGATTCCAGCGTTTGCAAACCATCTATTTGCTCAGATAAAGTGTTATAATTATTTTGGTTTGTAGTAATGGCGAGCGGGTGGCGTCGACTGTAGTCTTGTTAACGGCGTAGCATAATTCGATCTGTTAACTATAAGCATAGGAATTATCTGGGGGTTCGAATCCCTCTGCTGCAAACCATTTACACATAGAAAATCGCTTAACTTCTACTCAATTCCCAGAACCTCAATTTTAAATATCCGGTAAGCTGAATTACTGGATTGTTGCCCCACATTAAAGTTTAAAACCGTAACTGCATAAATGAAACTCCCTAGTCTCGAACAAATTGATGCCGAGCTGGCGAGACGTAGTTTAAGGGAATTTGTTAAACAAGGATGGCATGTCTTAGAGCCTAACAATCAATTTGTAAATAATTGGCACATTGAGGCGATTGCAGAGCACTTGGAGGCATGTAGTAGAGGCGAGATAACTAAGCTAATCATTAACATTCCACCTGGGTGTATGAAATCGCTGTTAACCTGTGTGTTTTGGTTATCATGGGAATGGATTACCAAACCGCATATCAAAGCCCTCTTCGCTTCTTACGCTGCACATTTATCAGTGCGGGACAGCATTAAAACTCGCTTATTGATCGGCAGTGATTGGTATCAACGAAACTTTGGCAATAAATATCAGTTAATAAAAACGAACGAACAGTACATAACAAATAATAAAACTGGCTTTAGGATTGCTACCTCTATCTCTGGTTTAGGGACTGGTGAGCGTGTACACCGCGTTGTTAATGACGATTTAGTCAACGCTACCGATGCGCACAGCGACGCAATGTTAGATCAGGCTATTAAACACATGGAGGCAATGTCAACGCGTGGAGTACCCACAGAGCCGTTTATCCAGATACTTATAATGCAGCGCTTAAATGAGCGTGATCCAACGGGATGGGCTATGCAGCAGGGCGGCTGGGAAAAACTGATCTTGCCTGCTGAATTTGATTCTACGCGACGTGCTACAACAATCATTGGCTTTACCGATCCACGCCAAGAAGAAAAAGAATTACTCTGGCCTGAATTATATACCCGAGAAAAATTAGAAGATCTTAAAAAATCATTAGGGAGTTATGGTACTGCTGCCCAATTGCAGCAATTACCAGCTCCTGCTGATGGCGGAATAATTAAGCTAGAATGGTTTGCCGAGAAATATTACAAAGTTTTGCCGCCTGTTGAATATTATATCCAGTCATGGGATACAGCCTTCAAAACAGGCAAAGAGAACGACTACAGCGTTTGCACCACCTGGGCGGTATGCAAGACAGGCTTTTATTTAGTTGACCGTTACAAAGCTAAAATAGAATTTCCTGAGCTTAAAAGGATACTCATTACTTTAGCTAATCAATACAAGCCCTCGGCAATATTGATCGAAGATAAAGCAAGTGGACAAAGCTTAATACAAGAGTTAATCCGCGGAACTAGATTGCCTATTAAGGCTATTAAAGTTGATACGGATAAGATAAGCCGGGTGCATGCAGTTACGCCCACTATTGAGATTAATATGTACTTGCCAGAGGATGCGCCTTGGCTACGTGATTATATTGATAATTTGCTAGTATTCCCCAACGGCGCGCATGATGATGATGTTGATAGCACGTCTCAGGCATTAAACTACATGGTTCTGCATCGTCCGCGCGCAGCTTATAGCACAAACCTTAATATCTTTGGACGTTAATCACTAAGATTTATGTCTAAACTAGACGTTTACTAGACGTGCAGTAGACGTGCAGTAGACGTGCAGTAGACGTGCATCGGTAAAAATTAAACAAACTTATGGCAAATGAAAGCTGCTATAGTTTAAAACCTATGGGCATAAAAATTATGATTTTTGTTCTACGTGTAACAATCGGTGTAGAAAATTAATGATTCTACCTTTCTTTATCAAAAAACAGCAGGAAGCACTTATACAATACGTCGCTGAAATAGCACAGCGCAAAGTCGCTATTAATGCGCCTTCCGTGGCTGGTTGCCGTGACGCACTGGAAAATGCTAACGAAAGTTATAATACGTACACGTTATTAACAAAAAGGATGATGGGGAAACTAAAATCTATTATTCCTTTCACGCAGGCTTTTGAAGCTCGCCTGATTTGCGCAAGAAGAATTAGCACAGCTTATAAGTTGCTTGCTCAAGTGGATAAAAATATCGCAGCATTAGAAGCTGCCAAGGGCGCTCTCAGAGAGAACGATAAGGCCGTTAAACGCAGCCGTAGTGATGAGGTCATGCCAACGGTATACCCAAGCCCTATTGCTCGCAGAAGAAACAGTTTAAGCGGTGATAACGTGGGACATCGAAAGTCTTTAAACTTTGCAGTTGGTTACAAATTGTAACCGGGTGACCTTGGAGATAATTATGACAGATACATTTAGAAAACATTTAGAACCTCTCCACGAAAAAAGAGCCGAGTTAATCTTGGCGATAAAAAACAAAGCTGACGAGCTATATATGTTGTTTGACTATGAGAACACTCGAGAAATGTCTATCGCTAAAATGAATTTAGAGCAAGGGGTTATGTGGGCAGTTAAAAGTATTACGAGTAAGCCAACTGAAACAATATTAGAACCTTCGGAACTGGATCATTCGTAATGAGTATCTAAAGATATCAAGTCAGCACTGGTATCTTTAGATACTCACTTATGAATAATTAAATTGAGTACTCAAAATGAGTTTATGCAATAAGGATTCAGTTAAGAATTATAAGGAAGAAATCACTATCAACGATCTTCTTCAGAAAAGACATGATGATTTGTTTGCGTGGCTGTCAGAATATGCTCCTGATTGTGTTGCCGAGCAGCGTCACTTAGATAAAGGAACAAGTGAGCAGGTTTATTGGCATTACGGGTATTTATTAGCCATAAAAGACGTGCTTGCAATCTTTAATAATGTAAACAAGATTCAACATTAGCCGGTGACAAATTGACACCGACTGAAACCGGAAAATTATGTATATAGCAGAACACAAACTTCTTTGTCCACTTCACGATGGTTTTGGGTATACCATACTTCAATTGCCATCCTGTGCGTGCTTTGGGATCTCTGTCTACTCGGTAAATGGAAAAGCAAATATTTCTATGGCTACGCCAGAAATGATACAAGAGCATAAAAAACGACAGGAAGAAAACGATAGGAAAATTATGCATACGACTGAACACAAGCTTACTTGTCCACTTCGTAGTGGTCTCGAGCTTCCCCTCATTAACATTAAATTGAAATCCTGTGGTTGCTTTGATACCACTCTCTTAACGTCAGGTAATCTTGAAATTACTGGCAATGTAACCCTTAAGTTATCCGATGAGGCGATAAAAGAACGTGAAAAGCTACGGGAAGAAAACGAAAGGCTAAAGTGGCACCTAGAAAATTTAAACGCTCTGCTTAAAGACAGCTCGGCCCATGTTCATATTCTCCTAAGCCGCGAACAAGAGCTTTTGGGTACACTAGAACACTATAAAAAAGAACTAGAAGCCGCTAAGAAAAAAATTACAGCCGATACTAAGTTAACCGCGGCTAATGCATCTCATTTACAGCTAGAACAGGAAAACAAAAGGTTGCGCGTTTTGATGGAGGAAATAGGAGAAGACAGAAACGCTTTGTGGAGCACCAACTTTTACTTGAAGGCTGAAAATGAGAAGCGGATGAGCGCGAATGAGTGGCTTAACGCTAATACTGTTGAATTAACAAAAGAAAGGAACGAACAGCAGGATGCTAAGGTTCGTTTCCATAATGAAAATAAGCTACTAACAGATTCTTTTAACAATATTAAAGATGAAAATGAGCTGCTAAAATACCATTACAATAAATTTAGAGAAGAAAAAGTCGAACTCAAGGCGCAATTGAAATCGACCCAGGAAGATCACAAGTACTTTAGTTTATATCAACAGGCAAGGAAAAACAGTAATAGATTACATTGTCAACTGATAGGATATTCAGCGTCTAAAGATATTTTAGAATGCTTTCATGATTTCCATATGGATTCATTTAGTAAGAGTTAATCATGCTAATGAAAGTAAAATTCCTTGAGCAGATAGAAACCGAAAAAGAGATTGAACTGCCTTATTATTATATCGATAAATTTGGCAATCAGTGCAAGGCTTATGAACATCATAGTGTCCGCATCAATTGCAGTGAAATCAAAATTCACAAGGAATCTTTCCAAACGCTTTTTCATAGCAAAAGCTTGGAAAC